AGCCTTACTCCTCCGCGTCGCCGCTCTCCTCTGCCGCAGGCTCCGTCTCGGCGGGCTCGACAATCTCTTTGAGCTTGTCCTCGTCCCCGACAAGTTTCAGAACGTCTGCGTATTTCAGATTAACAAGGTCTTTTACGCCCTGCGGAATATTTTTCGAGTTCGCATAGACCGTTGTCATGATTTCAAGGATCGCCTTTGTTTGCGCGAACGCGGCGATCATGGTCTTGTGCCGCTCCTGCTCCGTCGCGTCGAAGTTATTGAGAGCTTTCTCAAAGCGGTTATATCCCTCAATGAGCTCGTTCGTTACGCTGACAACATTCCTCTGCGACGTTTCCGTGTTCGTTACGCCGTCCTTGACCGTCAGAACGTCCGCTCCGATAGCGGCGAGCTTCTTTTTCTGCTTCACCTTTTGCGCGATTAGGAAACCGACGAGAACGATGTCGCCGACGACTGTTAAAATTTCTGCGACGTTCGCCTGCACCCATTCCCATATCCTGCCAAAGAAAGTAGGCTCACCCTCGGGAACATTGTCTCCCTCGGGAACTTCCTGCACGATTTCCGTTTCCTCTTGCGGCAGTTCTTCCGCATGAGCGACCGCGGGCGATCCCGCCGCAATAAGGCACACGGTAACGCATAAAACGAACACGAGAACGGCGCAAAGCACGCAGCGGAAAAGCAGCTTTTTCGACTTAATCATTGCTGATACCTCCTATATGATGTCGTACCCTTCAAGCAGCTTGTTGAGTTTTGTTTCAAGCTCCGCGTATTTGTCCGAGAGTTCTCTGTTCGCCGCCGCAAGGTCTGAAACGTCCTCTTGCAGCTCCGCGATTTTCTTTTGCATATCCATGTCATCGGGATAAACGAGCACGCCCCCACACTCTTTGATATGCCGCGCGTAAAAGCCCTCGCAGAACCACCTCTGCGCCCGCACGGAGCCGTCAAGCACGGCGACCGTAACTTTCATCGAGCCGTCCAGCCAATCGCTCTCAATGCCGCACAGACCGTCAGAAAGAGCCCTGTACGCGCTCTCGCCGTCGCTGCGTTCAAAGATAGCCGTTGCCTTATCGGGCGCGCCCGTGAAAGAGATGTACAGCATATCGCCGATGAGCTCGGGAGCTCTCGTCATAATCACCCCGTTGTTGCTGTTGAGTAGTTTGTATTCCATTTTCATCTCCCTGCTCCTTTTTGAACTGTTTGTCGTTTTTCAGCATTCAGCCATGCTGCGGACAAGCGGCGAACTTCGGCTGTTCGCTCGCAAAGACTTTTCTTTGCTTCTTCGTCGCACAGACTATCAAGTAGCCCCGCAAGGACGCGGCAGCCGACGATTGCCTCGCGCTGAAAGCGTTGCCGCTCCTCGCGTTCGGCGGCGTCCGACAACTTGCACTCATCGGCTCTGACAAGATTTTTGTAAATCTCTACCACGGTACCGACGACGAGCCCGTTCTCTTTTTGTTGTTCCGCGCAGGCACAAACAAGTGCTCGCGCCTTTGCGATTGACGCATTCATTGCATACCTCCTTAACCGTCAAATGCCGCCGTACTACCCGCGAATAAGCTGTCAAACAATGCGTCCGTGCTTAAAATCGTCCGATAGGCGTTGCATTGCTTCATGTGTCCTTTCCAAGAGGTGTACGATGTCCGTATATCCTCCATTTTCATCTTGCCTGCAACGAGCCACCGCTTGAAAGTCCGCAGTTTCCGCCTCATTTTCGTTATGCCTTTGCGGGCGGGCTTAACGATCACTTTCCCCGTTTCAGTCAGAATAAAGCGACGTTTCAAAAAGTTCAGCCCGCGGGACAGCTTGACGATCTGCGTTTTCTTTTCGTTGAGCTTTATCCCCAATTCGGCACAAAGGCGGCGGATCTCTTGCAGACAATGTTGCAGATGTTCTTTGCTCTCATGAACAAGATACCCGTCGTCCATGTACCGACCGTATGCCTGTATGCGCAGCTCCTCCTTGATGTAGTGGTCGAGCTTGTTTGGGTACATAAGCGCGGACACCTGCGAAATCTGACTGCCGAGCCCGAGCCCCACCTCGCCGAAATCGTCTATAAAGCCGTTCACGAGCCGCACTATGCGCGGATCGGAAAACGTCTTGCAGACCGTCGCCTTTAACGGCTCGTGCGCGATGTTGTCGAAATACTTTGAGAAATCGAACACCAACGCATAACCGTCCATACCGTGTTTTCGGAAATATCTTTGCAGATGACAAGTAAGCCTCCTTACCGCAAAATCTATTCCCTTATTTGCCATGCACGCTCCGTTGTCGTAAATAAACGACCTGCTGAACATGGGGACAAGCGCATTGTCGCACAAACACCGCTGCACGACTCGTTCGGAGATATGCACGCTTTTTATGTGCCGTTCCTTGCCGCGTTCCACGATGTCGAACTCATAGAAACCGCGGCTCTTATATGTACCGTTATGCAAAGAGCGGTAAATGTCGTTGACGTTTTGCAGCGCGTTCGCCTTAAATCGTTGCGTGCTCGCTTTCCAACCGACGCCAAGGCAGCACTTTCTGAATGCCGTGTAGAGATTATCGAAAGTAAACACCTTGTCAAAGTCTCCGTTTTTCGCCTCTTTCTGCCGCTTGCGCAGCAGGCGTTTCATTTTCCTGCGCTGATACCGCGCCTCATGCCGTTCTTTGCTGTTCATTTGACGTATTACCCCGTACAACCTGTTTATCGTCGTGGAGTTCCGATTGCCCGTAGTACCGACCATTAAACCGCTGTACCACGATAAGCGGCAATGCAAGAAGCGTCCGATCGACTACATCGGGGTATTTATTTATCCTTACGGAAAGGTCATGCGCCCCTTTTGCAAATACATTGATTTCACCGTAGAGGTTACTTTGTCGAGTATATCGTGTTGCAAAAGCCGAAAGACACGCCGCGCGTGTTGTTCGCGTTGTTGTTGTTGACGTTGCCTGTCGAGTTGAAGTTGCGAAAGTTCGTAGAGTTGCTGACATTCGGGGAACGCAGCCACCAGTTGTTCGCGGAACCGCACGACAATATTTACGGCGCATGACCTGCATTCATAGCAGAGCTTTGAAGCGCTCTTTGTCCTTGTTTCTCAACGCCGAAATCAGCTTTGCCTCGGACGTTATAAGGTCTATCCACTTCTGCCACACTCCGCTTTGAATCGGTTTGTTGTCTGCGGTACTTCGCACAAATTCGCGGGCGACGTCAAGCTGCGAGATGAGGCATTGCAACTCACAATTTGCCGCTATAAGGTAATTGCGCCGCACCTGCACCTCTGTCGCATTCGTCGGATAGACGCTGTTTGCGGCTTTGACGTTGTTATACACAGCCTTTGAGAGCGCAACGATGTCCTTTGTGATAAGGAACATAAACCGTTTTGGGAAGCGCGCACATTGACGTATGGTGTACACTTCAAGTTCCCTTGCAGTTTCAAGAAATTGCATTGCGCTTTCCCCGCGCTTTGATTTAAGTACCGACATTCCGTCTTACTCCTCCTCGGTTTCCTCGGGCTCCTCCTGTTTGATTGCGCTCCATACGCTCGTGTTTTGAATCACGATGTTTTCAAGCTCAATCGTAGGGCTTGCGCCGACGCCGAGATAAATGTCATCGCAGGTCTTGATGTTGCGCGCATACCACCCCGCGGGCGAGCCGTCGGGTTTATAGACGTAGTGCGCCGTATTCCCCTTGACGTGCAGACGGCTGTTTTCGGTATAGACCACACCGTCAAGCGCAGTTGCGATGAGCCCGTCCCCGCTTGACCGCGGCATGATCGGCGTGTTTTTGAATCCGTATGTCATGAGTTACCTCCTTGTTATTCTTTCCGCGCCCATACAAGGGCGCGGATATGCGCGATGATAGATTAAACGCAAAAGCCGACAGACACGCCGCGCGTGTAGTTCGCGACGCTGCCGCTGACGCTGCCTGTCGAGCTGAAGTTGCGAAAGTACGTAGAGTTGCTGATATGCGGGGAACGCAGCCACCAGCTGTTCGCGGAACCGCTGCCGTTAGATAAATACTTTATCCTGTCGGCAGCGACTGTACCGTCTTTAACTGTTTTCCAATATTCGTACTGTTCCCCCTCGTCTGCATATCCTGCCGATGTCGTACCGTCAACCTCGACTTCTGCAAGCAACCAAAGTTTGTCGGCAGACGTTGTAATGCTTGTGCTCTGACTTCCTGCCGTCGCTTTCTTATTGACCTGCTTAATCACGCCCTGCAAGTCGGACGGAAGCTGCGAGAGAAGCGTCGCCATTGTGGAGGTGCGCATTTCGCTCTCGTCCCAACCGCCTGCATTTGTTCCCGTAGCGTTCATGCGGTAGGTCGTTGCAAGCAGGTTTTTCATACCGATAGTCATGCCTGCCTTGCCGCCGCTCGTGAGGTCGTCGTGGTCGAAGCCAAGAATTACAAGTGTAACCTGCTCGCCCGTCGTAAGAGAGATCGTCTTTTCGTCGCCGACAGAGAAATATTTATCTGCGCTGCCGCTCTCTGACAGTGCAGCAATATCCGACCAGCTTGCTTTTTCAAAGCTAAAATCGGTCGAAAGCAGCGTGGGCAATGTTTTCCACGCCGTTGTTCCGTCGCCCGCTTTGATTATTTTATTTGTGGAATCGTACCCGAACACGCCCGCGCCGAGAACGGGGTTTTGGCTCTCCCATTCTGCGGCGGTTTTGACAATCGAGCTTGTCGTGCCCGTATCGCCCTTGTCGCCCTTGAAGTTCGCGGCGACGTTCCCACACGTTACGTTCGTGCCGCTTACCGCGGTGATTTTGCGCAGGTCTCCGTTCGGGAACACGACGCAATCTCCGACAAGCGGGACAAGTCCCGTCGGCGTAAGCGTCGATTTTGCAATGCTCGTGCCCGAGCTTGCCGTGGAATAGAATATCCCGCCGCCCTGCACGCGCCCAAGATTTACCTCTGACATAGTTGTACCTCCTTACTCGAACGTAGCGATGAGCTCGCCGTTCGCATTTACGGTGAACGTCGGCGTCTTGCCGTCCTCGCCCGTATCGCCTTTATCGCCCTTGTCCCCTTTGTCGCCTTTCGGAATAACAAAGTTGAGGACGACCGCCTGCGCCGTACCGCCGTTCGTTACCTGCGGCTGACTTCCCGCCGCACCCGATGTAGCCGTGCCGACCTGAATTGTGGCGGCGTCGCCCGTATCGCCTTTGTCCCCTTTGTCGCCCTTGTCGCCTTTGGGGATAGAGAAGTTCAAGACGGCGGCATTCGCGCTGCCCGCGTTTGTAACGGACGCCTGCGAGCCTGCGGCTCCCGTCGTTACCGTTCCGACCTGAACTGTTGCGGCAGTTCCCGCGTCGCCCTTGTCGCCCTTATCGCCCGTTTCACCCTTGACGCCCTGCGCGCCCGAAAAGTCCGTAACGAACGTATAGGCGGTCTCGCCTTTGACGTAGAGTTTTGCGTTGTCGGGATCCTCGACGTTGCTTGAAATCATGACGAAGCTGCCGACAGGAAGCCCGTCGTTTGCATATCCCGCATTCATTGCAGATACGCTTGCGTAGGTCTTTTTGATCTGAAAACCCTCGCCTTTTGCGCCGCGCAGGTTTCCTTTCAGCGTCCATTGCAGCCCGTCGTCCACGGGCGCATACTGATAGACGTTGCCGTTGCTCGTATTCAGGTACATATCGAGCTTGATAGGTGTATAGCCCGCGGAGGTCAGCGCGGAGGCGATGTCAACATTGCTGTCCGCCGTTCCCGTGTACCACATGGAGCCTTTTACTCGTCCCAAGTTAAGAGTTGTGCTTGGCATTTTGTGCCCTCCTTAAAAATTGATTTTTACGCTCAAATAGCCGAACTCATCAATGCCGTACTGTACATTATCGTCCGCAGCCGAGGCTTTGACCTGAATCAGATTGCCGTCCCTGATGACAAAACTGTAAACGTCGTCGCCCCGCGCACCGATTTTTCCGACGGAATAGAACACAGCCGTACTGCCGCTTGCAAAAGTGAGTGTAACCCTCGTCCACAAGTAACGCCCCTCTTGCACGGCAGGAATTGCCGACGACCACGCGCCCGTCGGCGCGGACGTCCCGCTCGTCCCCTCCTGATACTCAACCGCTGTTTCGGTGATCCTGTTGTTTTCGGCGGTCTCCGCCGCTTCTTTCGCTGCGTCTGCGGTTTCTTTTGTTTCGCTTATATCCAACGCAAAGGCATTGACGATTGCCTGCAATGAGCTCAAATTCTCCGCGGCGGCGGAGCCGTAAAGCTGCAAATACTCCGCGAACTTGCCGTCTTTGAAAGCGTCGCAGAGGTCTTGCAGGCTATACTCGCCCGACTCGTTGCTGTCGTCAAGCCCCGTAAGTATGAGCTTGATATACTCCGCCGCCTGATCCCCGCTCAATGCGTCCTGAATGGCGTTGATTTTGTCGGCGAGCAGCTTGCTCAACTGATCGAACCACAGTTTGAGCGCGGTCGGAGACAAGCCGCCGACGCCATAAGACGCCGCCGCGTTCGGTTTGTCCGCAAGCGAAACAACGCCTTTCGATTTCAGCTCCGCAGGAGTTATATTCGAGAGTTTTTTCAGACTCATGTATGTAGCCTCCTTTAATTTTTGAGCCGTCCGACAACACGATAGCGGAAAGAGACGTAGTACAGAGAAAACGGCTTCATGTATTCATCGGAATAGATGTAATACTGCTTTTCAACCCACTTTTTCTCCTTTTCCTTGATTGCGAACAGGCTTTGCTCCGTCGTATTGAACGTAAAGTCCGTGAAGTCCATGTCGTCGAACGAGAACAGGCTGCTGTTGATACGCGCGATCTGTTCATAAGCCTTTCGGTTTGTCCTGACCTTGATTTTCGCCGCGGACGAGCTCAACGATTTTGTCTTGATGACTGTCGATTTTTTTATCGTGCTTTTCGTGAGGTGCGGAATGTCGCAGCAGTCCATTTTCGTTGCGCACCCGCTGTAAATCGTCCGCTCGTCAAACGTATAATACTGCCTCGGAATCTCGCCCTGACTGTTCCGCATATCGAAGTTGAACGAACAGACGACGCCGTTCTCCGTGCCGAAAAAGATGTTGTCAAACATACTCTTGACGGTCGTTGCCTTGCGGAATACGCCGCCGATATGATTGCCCTTGCCCTCGCATAGATACGCCTCGTAGCCCGTCAAATCGCCCGTGAAAAAGTCATACACCTCGTGCACGGTGAAGTACACGCCGAGCGTATAGTTCTCGTCTCCGATCTGAACGGTAACGCCCTCGTCGAATACTTCCGTCGTCGCATTCCCGCTGTCGTCGGGCGCGTTTACGACCGTTCCCGTAAGGTCTTTCGTCTCGTTCGTATCGGCGTAATAAACGGCATTCGCAAGGCGTATGGGCAGCTCGACGATGTTGTCGTCGTTTCCGCAGGTGCAATACTTCGCGCCTTTCTTGCACTTTGTGCAATAATGCACGGACGCGCCTTGCAGCTCCTCGAAAACGGAGGTTGCATAGGTGTACTCGGGGTATTGCCCGTCGTACACGCCGACGCCCTCGATGTAATACCACTCATACTGCGGGACGCCGATGTCGTGCGTGTACCGCTGCCTGCTGTCTGCCATGAAGATGTTGCCGTCCACGAGCAGAAGCAGGTAACCGTTCCACTCCTCCAAGACAGCCGTCTCCAAGTTCATGTTGACGAGCTTTGCGTCGATGAGGCTTGATCTGTGCTCGACCGCGCGCTCATAGCGAACGGAGAGCTGACCGACGCCCTCGACGCCGAGGCGGGAAACGAACACGGGATCGTCCAAGAAGTTGATACAAGCACCGAGACAGCCCGATCCGCTCAACCCCTGTTGCGCGGGGTATATGCGCGGCTGTATGTCGTTGCCCGAATCTGTCGCCGTATGGAAATAGGTCAAGCCGTCCTGCTGCGTGTCGCCTTTCAGCACCATAAGCGTATCGGCAACGACCACCATGCCCGTAATGGGCGATATTCCCACGCCGTCCTGCATATAGTTCAGAACGCCGAAGTATGACGGATCGGCAAAGCCCGTACTGTTCCTGCCGCAGTAAAAAACGTGATTAGGATAGCTCGGGTTTCCCGAAAGAAACACGCGGTTATCGTAGATCGCCGCAAGCGTACACTCCGTGATGAGAGCCGCGATGTTGTCCGTCTCCTCCGTTACGCCCGAAACGCTCGTGTACGTCTTTTTCGCCGTTACCTCTATGCCCGCATAAAATTCGGGGTACATGACGTTCTCCGCGCCGTCCTCGCCCGCGACCTGCACGACGTCCTGCGGCTTTGCGGGCGCAGTCGTAAACTTGATAACGCCGTTTGCAAGGTCTGCCGTGTAGTCAGTTCCCGCCGATTTTACGACGCCGTACACCTTGACCTCGGACACCTCGTCGAGCAGGTTTTCGTTCAAATAGAAGTCCGTCGTCGTTCCGTCCGAGATAAACGTGTGTTTGAACTTCGGCTGCAACATATTCCGCTGTTCGTATTCGACACCGTTGTCGGCATTTGTACCGCTCGGAACGATGTTGATGTACGTCGTCGGGATATACGCACTATCCACTACCTTGTTGACCGTCTCACCGTCGTAGAAAAGGTAATTTTTCCCGTCGATGATGTACAGTCTGTTGTTGAAAATAAAGGACGCACTTCTGCGATTGTTCATATCGCTGTAAAGGGCGTCCTGCGTCTTGATGACACCCTCTTTATACGTCATCGTGAGACGCTCGCCCTCGGCAAGCACGCTGCTTGCATAGGTGAGCTCGCGCGTTTCGGGATCGTAGCTCATCGTAGGCGTCAGATCGTCGCCGCTGATAGTAGCGAGGGAGACGACCTCGACGATGTTTTCCGAAAGCGTCTGTTTGAACGTATGGGTGCCGTTTGTTGTCGAAGTCGGAGCAGGCACCTCGATTGTGTCTGTAAGAACGACGTTTACCGTGTTCGGGTAATTCGCCCACAGATACAGCTTGTTGCCCACGTGAATGAGCACGTCTGTAACGGTATTCCCCTCCGCGTCTTTGTGCGCAAAATTGAAAATACCGTAAATCTCGCTCGCCTCGGGCAGCACAACGCGCCGCCTGAAACCCGCGATAGTCTCGATTGCCTGCCCCTGCCCCGATTGATAGTCCTTGAACATATTGACCATGTAGGCAAGACGCCGCTCGTGTACTTGCGTGTGATCGCTTGAAAAGTCCACGCCGCGGAAATCGCCGTAATAACGATTATAGACGTCCTTTTCGGTCAATAGGTTTTTACTCGTTTTGTATGCCATGTTGCTTACCACCCGTTCACGTTTTTAATCAAAACGGGCGAGGTATCTTTGTGAGAGAGCACGATCTCCTGTACACGTTCCCTGTAAAGGATCATGTAGTATTCGGACTTCTCGGGCTCGTCCTCGATCCAAACATACGCAGCAACAAGTATCGGCATAAGCGAGCAGAGCTCATCATCAAGATCGAGCTCCTGCGTGTCCTCCGTCGTTGCGCCCGTATTTTCAATCGCGGTCGGTCGGTGCTCGTAAAGCACCTTGTACACTCCGCGCTTGTCATAGGGCAGCAGAATGATACTGTCGCCCTCCTGCTCGTAATTTTGATTGAGCAGGGTGTTTTCCTCCTCCTCTCTGATAGGCGGACTACACAGAGCCATGAAGTCGGAAACAAGTTTTTTCACGTCATACCGTGTATAAGCCTCGTATGCGGGAATGTCCGCCACTTCGCCGCCGTACAGATACTGATACAGCGCGACATTTTTCACGGAATACAGATACTCTCCCGCAAAACGCAACCGAATACGACCGCTTACAAACGCGCCCTGCTTTTTGATAAAACCCCTATACGGCACGAAAATCTGCTTTGATTGCAGCGGAATCTCGCCGAAAATACGCCATTCCCCCGTGTCCGTAATGTATTCTTCGAGATACAGAACACCGTTGCCGTCCGCCTCGAAGTAATACGCTTTTGCCCCCTCCGCCTCATAAGTAATATCCTCGATCTTCTCAATCGGCGAAAAGGTGTCCTGCCTTATCAGGTTTGCAAGCGGTTTGTGATTGATGAGGCAATGCCTTATTGCAGGTCTGACCTTGCAGACCTGCAATAGCGCACGGTTTGCCGCGAAATAAAACCTGTCGCTATCTTCGAGAGTGGTCTCAAACCCGAGCTGCGCAGTCTGTAAATAGAGTTCAGCTACGTTCATGACCTACCTCCCGCGGCACCTGTCTCAAAGCGCGGTTGCGTCGGAAAGGGACGTTGCGTTCACGGCGAGGGCAATGTGCTTCCATGTGTTGAAGCCGACACCGAAACGGCAGTACCCGTTCCAGAAGTAGTTGCGGGTGTGCTTGTCGATGTCGCTCGTGATGTCGAGCGGGACGCGGTTGTAGAACATATTGCCGAGCAGGTTTTCGTTTGCCTCTTTCGACATAACCATGAACCTGTCATCGGTCGTCTCCCACCCGTCAAGCACGACGAGCGTCCAGTTGCCGTACTGCGTGTTGATGTCGTTGTAGTCGCTGCCGACCGTGCGCTCGGAACCGATGACTTTCTTCATCATGTTTTCGAGCTTCGGGCGGTTGCAGGGAACGACCACGATGTCGGCGACGTACTCCATGACTTCGCCATTTTCGTCCTTGAAGTTCCTCACCTTGTTGGCGAGAACGCCGAGAGATTCTTCAAGCACGCCCGCGGAGCCCGTGATCTCGCCGTAGAAATAGTTGCTCTGCGTCTTGCCTTTCATCTTGTCGGTGAAATACGGGTGCGCTTTGTGGAACAAGGCGAGCTCGTCCGCACAGGTCAGATCGACCTTTGCCTTGTTGAACGTCATCGTCTTGTTCGTACCGTTGATGAGTGCCTGCGCCGCGATTTTGACGCGCGTATTGTAGTAGGCGCGGACGAACTTGCGGGGCTTGTTCTTCATATCTGCACCGATACCGAACTTCGCGTCGTCCGCCATTTTTCGGGTAATGGTGAACTCTTTGGCGAACTCGATGTGCTCGATAGTCTTTTTGAACGTGGGCTCCACGTTGTCGTTCTCTGCGCCCTGACCTTCCTGCTTGCTCATGAACGTAGAGAAATCAGATTCGCCCATGATCGTCTCGGCGTATCTGTTGGACTTCTCCACGTTGAAAAGGGTATCGAGAATGGTCTTGCGCTTCTCGCAGATGTTCGATTCGTTCTCGATGAGTGCTTTGATCGGGTGCTCGAACTTCCCGAACATGGGATCGTTCTTGCCCGACATTGCGCTGTAAATGAAATTCGACATTGTTGTCTGTACCTACCTTTATACGATTCTGACGACGATAATATCGCCTGCCGCCGCTGCACCGTTGAGGCTTTCAACCGTTACAACGCCGCTCGTGGTCGTCGCCGTTACCTGCAAGCCGTCCGTGTGCAGGGTTACTTTGCTGCCCTCAACGAGGCTCGTAGGAGCCGCCTGTACGGGCACCTCGTAGAGCTGATTCGGCTCCACGCGCGCAGCGGGAATGAGACGCTTTGCCGCGTCCGCCGCGCAGTCTGCCATAGCGATAAACTCGGGCTTTACCGTAGCCCCGCATTTCGTGAGCTTACCGTCCGTGAGAACGAGAGCCTCACCCATAACCACCGCCTCGTCCTCCGTTACTTCGTGGAAAACGGGCTCGGGCACGTTCATTCTCGCGTTCTCTATCTTGATGAGTTTGAACATAGAAAAATCTCCTTTTTATTTTTTTGCTGATTCTTTGTAGAGTTTGCCGATCTCCTTATCCGACAGATTCGGAAACAGGTCTCTCCACTCTTTGAGCTCCTTTTTTGAGATAGCGATCCCGTCATCTTTGGAGCCTGCGGGCACGGCAGATTTCAGATGAGCTTTCGTTTCGTTTAACGACTGCTGTTTCGTCGCTGCCGCGACCCTCTTGCGCACGCTGTCGGGGTTTGCCGCCGCATACGCTTCTTTCGGGGACAGTCCCAAGTCCCTAAACCTCCCGAACTTTGCGAGATTTTCGATCTCGCGGAGAGATTTCAGACCTCGGGTTTCGGGGAACTCGCGCTGTATCTCTGCAAAGTCAGACTGCATTTTCTTTTCAAATTCAGCCTGCTGATAGAGCTTTCTCGCAGCGTCCTCACGTTGACTCTCTGCCTTTTTCTTCCGATAATCGTCAAGCGACATATCGTCCGATTCGGCAGCCACCTTTTCGAGCCCCTCCAACACATTGTCCGACTTTACGCCCAGCTTGGCGAGCGTGTCCGCGCTTTGAGCTTTCAGGGCTTCATACTCTTTGCCCTGCGCTTCGAGCTTCTTTTGGAGAGCCTCGATCTGCGCGTCTTTCTCGTCCTTGCCCTCGGGTTTGGCTTCGGACTCTTTCGGCTCTTTGTCCTCGTCGTCGCCGTCATCGCCCTCGTCCTCGTCGTCCGTGTCGTCATCGGTATCGGCGGCGTCATCGTCGCCGTCCTCGTCCTGATCTTCGTCCTCGATTACGTTGGGGATAATGATATTCCCGTCGTCATCATACTCGAACTCGTCGTCCTTTTCGGTTTCGTCGTCAGTTTCCTCGCCCTGAACGCCGTCCTTTTTTTCTTCGTCGAGCTCGATATTTTGCTCTTTTCCCATGATCGTCTGTTCCTCCTTTCAAATTTTTGGGATAGATTACTTTTTGCCGCTCTTTTTCCCGCTCCGAAGATCGTTACCCTTTACGACCGTAGCCTTTGGCGAATCGGAGCCCACGGACTTGGGAGCCTTGATAATGCCGCCCTTGTTCGTGGCAAACCTGTTATCTCTGCTCGGTTTCATAAAAGCTGTCTCCTCCTTTTAAGAATTTTTGAGAAACAAAAAAGCCCTATTGCCGCTTTTGGCAAATAGGGCTCTGTCTCTCGGGACTTTGGCACAAAACAATGTTTACCGTGCAATCGCACAAGCTATTCAGTTTTCACGTTCCACAGCTTGCCGCACTTCCTGCACTTGAACGTCAACCCGTCAATCTTGCTGCTTTTATGCAAACCGACGCGGGCGAGCTTCTCTTTGCAATGAGGACAAACGATATGCGTAATATCAGATTTCACAGCAGGCGTTATGCTCAACATCTGTTTGTGCACCTCCTATTATCTATGATAACACAGATTAAACGCCGTTTAGTCGCAATTTATTTTTCAAAACGGGGGGCACTGCGTTTGCGTTGACATAAAAAAGAGGTCTGCACAGGAAAACCGTACAATCCTCTCTCTTTCGTCAAAACAGGTCAGAATGTGAGCCCGTTTTCAAATACATACAACATTTCTGTATATATGAGATTAAATTGCTGCTTTACGTATATTATATTTTCCTCCGTAATGGTGTAAGAATATGATTTATCCGTAGTATAATTATTCAATGTGAGGTCTATATTTTCGGAATAATTTATGTCAGTTGACTCAACTTTCAAATATCGTCCATCATCAAACGTAAACTTAAACTCAAAAATAAAATTTTCAAATCCCACCATAGGAGACCAATACCCATATAAGGCTAATGTTCTCCTTGTTCCGTCTGCCCAATAGTAGTCAGAGTTGATACTCATATACCCTGCTGAATCAAAAAGGTATATCGACTCGTATGAGTACGAAAGATTTTCGTTATTTATACCCTCATCTTGATCAATTAAAATATACCCCACAACACCGTCATCACCGACGGCACCTGTATAATCGGGGTTATTTTCCACTTTCTCAAAGAAATCTATGTATTCCTTTTCGGTTGGATTCATAAAATCTGTAAAATTATACAATGTATGTTGCGGTATTTGCGATAATTCGTTCTGAAAATTAAAAACAGAAACCGCTGCTTTTACCCATTCATCGTCCACTTTTATTTGTGCGGTTGTCAACCCGATAATTTGCAATTCATCGTTCAACAATATACCACCACTACTCCCCGATTCAAAATAACTCGTCGTCCCTATATACGACACTCCGTTTAGCTTATCAGGGAAATACGGCACTTCTGCAAGCTCAACTCCTCTATGTATTTCCATAAAAGGCGTGCCGTTTGGATAGCCTACCGAGAATGTAATTCCGCCAATCTCGTGATTTGTTGTAAAGTCAATTTGCTTATAATATGAGGAAATTGTTTCATATCCCTCAATTTTACCAATAAAAAAATCTTTATTTCGATTATTAACCGCCGCCTCGGATATTTGCAGCTTTGTTACAGAATCTCCCTGTTCGGCATTTGGTATCTCAAAATACGCATATGCGTAATATGCACCCTCCATGACATGACTATTTGTTATAAACCAACCATCCTGATTGATTACAACGCCCGAGCCAAGCATATAGGGTTGTTTCCCCAAAGTTTCGGTAACAATTTGGAACACGTTCCCCACAAAGTAGTCTTTGGGCGGTGTATATGTTTCGTCTATCGCCCCACATTCACACTTGCCGTCCACAAAATAATGCTCATGAGTCTCTCCGCAAGCTGAAAAAACGAGAAGCGAGCACATGAATAGAGCTGCAATAAAACACGCCCACACCCCTTTCTTTTCTCTCATTCTCATAGCATAGGCTCCTTTCCCTCTCGGGATAAAATTAAGGGCGACTCCAAAGAGGAGCCGCCCTGCATAGTTAAATGTACCCCTCTAATTGTTGCCACTCAATCACCAAATAATGGAGAATAAAGGATACACCTATGCCGAGATGTAGCCCTGTAACTCTATTTCGTTGTGTGGCATTATCAGTATAGCACATTCATCGAGAAATGGCAATAGTTTTGGCGAAGTACCGAAAAAATGCCTAAAAATCTCTGATAATTCTGCCGTTTCGGACAGTAAACCCGCATTTTTCGGCGAGCGCAGCCTTTTCAGCCTGTGTCCCGTTCAACTTCAAGATATACTGCAACAGTATGCGCTTTGCGCGTTTTGCCGTGTACCCTTTGTAATCGCCGTCCTGAATGGAATATCCGCGATAGCAAAGGATCAGCAGCCGTTCACCGTCCGAAAGGTTTTGTTTGAGCAAGTACTTGACCGTGTTCTTTTTCTTTGAGCCCGCAATCGTCTCGCCCTTTGAGTTCTTGTCCGACTCAATATCGGAAAGCCCCGCAAAAGCCACCGAAAGCCTGCTCATGTCTATCCATTCAGACAGCTCGCCTATCGTCGTGCGTTCGTCCACGCCCACCAAATCGGAGAGCGCGTCATAATAATATGCGTCGTACACCTGCTTTATGGCTTTTGCCTGCATTTCCTCCGAGAGTACGCTGAACGTGCCACTATTCACCATTTTTTCAATGTCTTTCATGGACTGCGCATAAATCGCTCTGAAACGGCTGTATTCTTCGTCCGTCAGCGGAATCTCTACTCCTCCATAGGTAATCGTGTCGCCTATGCTGCGGGGCAGCACGGAATAGCCTTTCGAGTACAGGTCAACGAACTTGTTGCGCACGGCGTCGCTCATGGTCGTATTCCCCATTCTCTCGCCGAAAATCATGCTCGTGAGCATGGCGATCATGTCCGTATCGTCGCTCTCAATCGCCTTGTTGAGGTCGGTTACATAGTTTTTCGCATAGAACGCCTCGTCGATTTTATACGCCGTCGTCGGACTGATCCGCTTTGTGAGCCCATAAAACACGTTGTAGAGGTTTCTCGTCGGAATACCTGTCAACTGCCCGAGTGCATACAAAAGGTTTTTGGTGCGGGCGGTCAGCTTTGAATTGCTCTCATCGCCCGAAACAAGGCTACCGACGGTATCGAACAGATTGACTGCGCTGTCGAGCAGGTCATTAAGGGCAGAGTAGGCATAGTTATCAACGGAATATCCCTCTGCAATGCGCGAATAAATATCACGCACGAGCGGAAGCCCGCCGAGCAAATTCCCCACAAAGTCCACAAGCACCTGCTGCGCCGCCGTTTCGTCATCGTCCTTGTCCTTGTTGTACAGCCAATTAAAGAGCTGCGCAATAGCTGCCATGAACAGCGCGGAAGTGGCAAGCGCGGTCAAAGACTTGCGTACATTTCTGCGCGCCGCCTTAATCTGCGTCTGCAAAGTGCTGCGGCTTTCCGTGTCTGTCGTCGTGCGCAATCTTGCTTTCAAAGCGGAAAGCTCGCCCACCGAGTCAATGACGCGCCCGATAACTTTCATGCTGTCCGCCGAGAACATTGTCAGCGTGCGCATGATTTCATTGCCCGAACGCATTGCAGCAGAGCGTTCCGTTGCGAGGGAGTTCTGCTGCGTTTCAAGGATAACCCGTTTAAGCAGCTTGCCCGCCTCTATCTTGTTTGCCTCGGTGCCGATTTTCGCCCCACCGTCCTTTTGCACCTGTACCTGACAAGCACCGAACAGGCGGCGGACAACAAACCTGTCCATTTTTCCGATAGGAGCCATGAGCACGTTTGAAATTCTGCCTACCTTGTCGAGAACACCCTGCGCCATAGCAGCCGTATTGTCCTGCGCGCGTAGCTTTGCAAGCGGGCAATAGGTATCAACGTCTTTCGCCGATACGGTCATACCGCGCGTAATGCTGCTTGCGTCAAGCAGGCTCGACGAGGCGAACAGGGACGAAAGCTGCGTTACCCACACTTTCGGGTTTGCGCCGAGTTGGAACTTTGCATAGCTGCCACGGATAAAGGACAAGACCGCCCGCCCCTCCGAAGAAACAGGAGAAATTCCCTGAATATCGGTGATGAGCTTTTTGAAATAGTCGTTTCCCTGTTTCCATACGTTCGCGCTCTCCGTCGATACGCTTACAGGCTTATTCGGAGTACCTGCAATATCCAAGTTGTAGAGCTTGTTATAGGTCTCAATGGCGGGCGAGATATACGCATACTGTACGACGCCGCGCACATGGCGGTTAAATACCACGTCGGCAGATTCTATAAAGAGCTCCTGCTTTGCCCCGCGCACCGTGTCCTTGTTAAACGAGGCGTTGCTGATTCTGTCGAGCTCCTGCTGCATTTCTGCGCTATCGACGTTCTTTGCGATATTCCCGCGTCTGATCGGGTAATAATAGTCCTCCGTGGCATTGGTGAAGCCGAGACGCTGTATATCGCGGTCTGCTTTGAGCCGCCCAGCCTCCTGATACCCTTTCTCCAAAATCGCTATGTACTCTTTGTCCGTTTCTGTCAATAGCTCTGCGATTCTTGCCTGTTCGTCCACGGCGGCGGCGCGGAGTTCGCTTTCCTCCGTAATGCCCTTTGCAAAGCCGTCCACGCGCACGCGCTGATCTTGTGCGTTCCAAAAGCCGAAGCCGTTTTCTGCAAGCCCCGCCTGCGCGTGCTGACGTTTGAGCGTCATATACAGGCTGATGAGCTGCATTCTCGGAATTTCCACGCCGCGGTATTGTAATGTTTCTTTGGTAGCCTGTGCGAGATACTTCTTGTTCTTTTTCAGGAACGCCTCGTATTCCTCCATGAGCTGCATTTTGGCAATTTCCGCGTCAATTTTGGAATCGCGCAGCTCGGTGAAAATCTCGGTATAGAAACCGCTCTCGTACCTATCCATGCGGCGCATAACTGACATGGGATCGCCGAAAGTCTGTAAGTATGAGGTACCCACCTTGCGCATAAACCAACTCGATTTTAGCTCCTCGTTCCTGTGCAGAATGTCGATATACCGCGTTGCTTCGGGTACAGCGTCAACCCACCTGCCCTGACGATATACTTTGTTGAAGTGCTCGACGTAGTTCGTAAAGTACGCCATGATATTGCGAATAGATTGCAATTCGCGTTTCGTATAGTTATTTGTTTTACCGTTCGCCACCTCGTCAAGCATATCGGCTATGCCCTGCTCATAGGTATCGGCAAGCAGCGGGTTGTCTTTTGTGTACCACGTCCGCAGGTCAGCCATGATTTTGCGCGTCCCCGCGATATTGAAGTTGCCCCTGAACTTGATTTTCCCGAGCTTTTCAATCGAGCTCCTGAAAATCTCGGTATCGTACTGCGTTGCATTCTGGAACGTGCCGAGTTTGAGGTCGCGCATTTTCTGCGCCTGATCCACAATGCTATTGATGAGCCTGTTGTTGGCGTTCGATTCACGCAGCCTCTGTTTGAGCTCGGCGATCTGTTTCGTGTATTTCTCGACGAGCTTTGCGTACTTCGACTTTCTGCCTTTCTGCTCGTAAGCGTTCAGAACGTCGCGGGCAATCTGCTGCCGCAGGTTTTTGATAGTCCGAGCGTCGCCGTATGTTGAGAGCATGACCTGTTCGGTGGCGTTGTTGACCGCCGCCCGTGCGTCCTCGTACATATCGACCATTTGCAGGAAACAATCAGCCTCGTTGATCGCGTCAAGGAAGATTCCCTCCTCCGCCAAAAGCTGCGGGAGCGTATCGGGAGCAATGCCGCCCTCTTTCGCGCCCCACACGAGGTTAATACTGTTTCTCTTATCAAACCTGTACTGTATCTCGTCCTGAATGTGCCGCAGGTCGATTCTGTGCATATACCGACGCAGAACAGACAGCTTACGCATTGCCTCGGAGACTTCCCCGTTGCTCTCCGCATACATATCCGTAAGGACGGTATGCTCAATCATGTAATCGGCGATACGCAGCGCAACGCCGCCGTGATACCCCTCTTTTACCGTGTTGAGCTTTTGGAACAGATAGTCTATGACCGCCTGCCGATCCTTTCCTCGCAGCTCGCCGTACATTCCGATGTCCTCGAACACGAGCCGCTCCTCAATGATAGAATTGATGACCTCCGCCGCCTCTGCTTTGGTATATACACGCATACCCGTATTGTTTGCAGCAAAGCGCGCTCTTTGTCCGACGGAATAATTGCCGCGCGTCTGCGCATTGCCGTCCTCGGAGCTGTCAAGGGCGAAACGCACCCCGCGTTCGCTCGTGAACTCGGAGAGCTGCGCCAAATACGCCGCGTTGATAGGTACAAGCGTTCCGACGGCAGCGGAGTTGTGGCTCGTGCGCGTTCTCACGCGCTGCGCGTCGGCGTCCCAAGATGAGAATGTCTGCCCTTTGAGCTTGTGCTCACCGTCCATAATGCGCGCGTCGTACCTGCTCAAAGAATTTTCCGTAAAGCGAATCGCCACAGCAACACGCTTTACTCCTGCTTTCGCAAGCGCAGCCATGCGGTGTCTGCCCTCGTGTCCGACAATACGCATGGTCTCATAGTCCACAGAGAGATACGGCGTCTGCGTCTCGTGTGAGAGCCTGTCAATATCGAGATTGCCCGCCTCGTCGTAAATCTGATTGCGGCGCGTCTGATTGACCGTCGTCGCTTTTACGAAGTCCGCGGGATTGATCCACGTCGCGTAAGCCTGTGTATAGCGCGGGTTTGTCGCCCCATAGCGTTCTATGAGGTCTGTCATACGCTCCGACGTCCACGCCGCTGTTTCATTTGAGCTATCGACGTTTACCACGCTGTCAGAGAGAGCGAAACGAATATCAGCGTCCCCTGTGGGCTGCTTGTTCGTCGTGAGCTTGATCTGATTTTCAAACCACGCGACATAGAATCTGTCGCCCGTATTGTCAAACCTTACCTCCACGCCGTCATAGCCCAACACATCGCGGATAGCCTCGTGCAGCTCGTTCGGATAATCTCTGTAAGCAACGTAATCACTGTCAAGCAAGCCTATCGAATTAAAATTCTTCGCAGCTTCGCGTATCATGTAGTCCTTTGCCCCGACTTCCCAATACTCCTCGAACATATCGCCGAGAGGCGAACTTTCGGGATCATAAATAAGCGGGTGCCGTTTGAGTATCTCATACGCCTGCTTTTGCGTAATTTTTACGTCGAAGAGATCGCCGCCGTCCGCCGTCCTGTTGATGACGATAGGTTTTGTGATGTTGAGATAAGTCTTGTGAACATTGTCCCCGTAACTCCGCGAGGCTTCCTCGCTCGTGGCAAAGTAAAAACCTGCGCCAAACTGATCGTTGCCTTTCCCTATGCGTCCTCTGTCAAAGGTGAAAAATCTGTTTGGAGAGCCATGATAGGTAATGCGCAGCTTTCCGTTGTCATCAACCACTTTGCTGTCCTTGAAGAACTCACGCTGCACCTGCGAAAGACTTGCGCCCGTACTGTCGGTCTCGGGAAGTGCGTATCGAGCACTGTTATCGTTATACTTGATAGAGACACCTCGCTTTTCAAGTTCTTTGAGCAATGACGGAGTTACGGTGTTATAAGGTACCTCAATATTCTCTCCATTGAGCATATCAGCGATTGTTTGAGCGACTTCCGCGTCGGGGACTATGCGGGTAGGCTTAAACCACCTTGAAAGTATAACCCTGCGCTCCTTTCCTTTGGGAAGTTTGGAGCTTACAGGCCCGCTATGCCATTTCATTTCTCCCACAGCGTCTTTTGCGTGTTGCGCACGATAGCCGCTCGTTAATTCGCTTGCAGGCACTTCGCCCTCAACAATAACAAGGTTGTCCCTTTTATAGGCGGAGCTAAATTGATCATTGAGAGGCGATCTTGACGTGTGAAAATAAGGGTTGTACGCAGCTTCAATACTGCTACCATTAGCTTTATCAAGTGTAAATTTGTTACCCTTGCGTATTAGCTCAGGACGTTCGTCTGCTTGTTCCCAACGTCCCAACTCACTTGACATGACAAGCTCGCGGGATCCGTCCGCATTTTTTACCCTTGCCGCCATAGGTGGATAAAGTTTGCCGTCTATAACCTGCATGGCGCGATAAACCGTAATCGTTTCTCCGCTTTCGAGGGCCTTTAACGTCCTCTCGTCGGGTAAGGCATAACGAATATTCTCCGATTGTTCGATGTCGGCGAGAGCGTACCGTATATCTTTGTTTTTGGTAGGTCTCTTATTGGTAATATTTTTGATTTGTTCAGGCTTAAATGCCACCCAAAACTTATTGCTCGGGTTATAAACGCCGTCATACCCTTTTTTTATAAGCTCCGACTGCACAATTCCGCCTGGAAATTCTGCTATGTACGGGTTTGTGATGTTTAGATAAACCTGATACGGCTCGCTCCCAAACGAATATCCACGAGCGTACTCCTTGTTTTCTGCAAAATAAATACCTGCTCCGAGTGCACTATCTTCTCCACTCTGCTTAAATACAGTAAAGGAGGGATTTCTTGTGCCGTGATAAACGGGGAGCAATTTTCCGTTTTCGTCCACTACTTTCGTGTCGCGGAAAAATTCTCTCTGTTCTGCTGTGAGCTTTCCGCCGTCGCTGTCCGTGTCGGGCAAGGCGAATTTTTTGCCTTTTTGCGATTCAGAGTTGACATTTTCCGCATTTTGCGATATACTACTTGTAGAAGTAGTTTTTATCCTCCGTCCCGTTTCGGACGTAAGGCTCGGGGCTTGCACATCGGGCGTCGGAGAAGTAGGCTGCTTCAAAGTGGAGCTTCTGCCGTTCGTTTCGGACGTTCCTGCAAGGGTATCTGCACTTGCTGACGGTGTACGACCTCCACTTTTTTGATTTATAATCCAAGCACTCTTTAACGTAAGAGTGCTTTTTTTCGTGGAGGTAATTGTGATAGCAACATTTCTCCCGTCAAGCATTTTTTCAAAGCGCAACGCAGTCCCTGTATTGTCGCTCACAATAGAAACATCATCGGGTGCAATCACAGTTTCAAGAATATTCTCTATATTGCTGTAATTGACAGCCGTCTGTCCTCTCGGAGCTTCCGTCGCAGCCCTGCCGTGCGAATCGAAAATGTGAGAGATAAAATTGCTTGCTAAAACAAAATCGTAGCCTTTGATATTTACGCCTGTCTTTTCCTGCACCAAAGCCGCGGTACTATCGCTTATCGTGCCTATATGCAGGCGGCGGACGGGCATTTCTTTTGTCGCAGACTTGATAAAGTCCACAATCTCATCATAATTGCGGGACACACGGTCGTTTTCGTTGCTCTCAATATGCCTGCGGCGCGTAGCGTCATAATCTCCGAGAGTCTGCAATGCGTCTTGCAAAGCGTATGTACCTTGATTCTGTGCCGCAGCACCTGTCTCCACGCCCAAATACCGCTGATTGCGCGCGGAAAACTCATCGAACAGCTTTTTGTACTGCCGATAAAGCCGAGCCGCCGCTCCTGTGAGCTTTTCGTCGCTCTGATAGTCCGTGCGAGCCTTTTTGAAAAAGCCGAGTATCTTCTCTTTGAGCGTCTGCTTCTTCTGCACAAGGCGTTCGAGGATATTCTTGTTCGAGAGCGTCTGTTCGGCAAAATGCGCGTTGATCTCGTCGCTGACCTGCACCGCGCCACCCTGCCCGACCGCCGCGTACCGCCTGCGAATTTTCTCCTTTTCGGCGTCGGTCATGGTCTCCAAGCCCTCGGCAACGGTCAGGGAGCCGTCCGTGTCGTTGTAAATAGCGTGCGTAAGCTCGTGAATGAGAATGCTCTCGCCCGACCTGCTCTTTGCCTCGGGGTTGATGATGATACGGTTGTTTTTCAGGTCGATTGCGCCGTCCGCATAAGAGCCGTTTGCCGCCACGAAAGACGCTTCTTTGCTGAACACCACGCGAAGTCCAGAGCGCGCGGAAACGCGGGCGCAAGAGAGCACAAAGTCCTCCTGCACGCCCGCAGCTCTGCCCTGACGAATAGTCGCCCTGATTGCAGCCTGCCCCGCCGCGCTCAAATTCTTGTATTCGGAGATGTTCTCTCGGGCGTATGTATCAATCTCCGCCGCCTGCTCGCGGAGCCTGTTCTGCGCCTCCGTGTGCTGTCTGACGCCGTTCTGATAGTTCTGCTCGTTCGTGTGTATCTCGCGCAGCACGCGGTTTGTTTCCGTCCGAGAAAGAGCCTTTGACATGAGCCCGCTCTCGTAGTCATACACATAGTAGCTGTCCCCGCGCTTTGTAATGGCAATATCGGTGCCGCCCTGCGTATAACGATATGTGCCGTCGTTGCGCAGGTTTACCATGCGCGGCAGGTGCTTTCTTGCAGCTTCGGGAGCGACCGCCCGCGCCTCTTTTACATAGCTGCGCTCCTGCTGATACTCCTGCACACCTCCGTTCGCCACAAATTCGGTGATTTTATCGTGGAACTGCTCATTTGTGAGCGTCTCCCAATTCTCTATACCGAGCCTGTCGGCGACCGCCTGACGCTCCGCGTCCGTTGCCTGTTCAACAAACCTGTTGAGGTCTGCCTGCGTGGAAAGCTGCTGTCCTGCAAGCGTAGCGTCCCTGAAACGCGCCGTGTCCATTGAAATCTGCCCGACCGTATCGGCAACCGCAAGCGTCCGCAGTACGGAGTTCGTTTTGAGAGCTCTCGACATAGTTTTCCTGAACTTCTTTGCGTCCGTCGTGTCGATCCCCTCTCTTATCTGCTCTGCCGTAACCTGAATCGGCTTGCCGTTCTGATCCTGATACCCGAGCTCATTAAGACGCGCCGCAACCGTTTCGGCGTTATTGTAGATATTCTCCGCGCTCGCCGTAACAATCGGCTCAAAGGCGGCGGAGGTGTTCGCCTGTTCAAGCACGCCGAGCAACATTTTCTGACGTACCGTGCGCACTTCTCCGCCCGTCTTTTGCAGGCTCGTTTTCAGCTCGTCAAGCGTGTTCTGCACGACCTGAAACGTCTCGTAATCAGTCTGATTTTCCGTCTGATAAGACGAAATCTGCTCCGCCGTAGTGATGACGTCGCCCGACTTGCCCTCGTTGACAAGCGTGTTTCCTCTCACTGTCCCGCGGATATTCCTGACGGCGACATCTCCGCCGCCCATAATGGCACCGCTCAAACCGCCGACAAGAGCAGCATACGCGACCTCCTGAAAGGTTGCGTTTTTCGCGTTCGGATCGTAAGTCATGCGCTTGTACACGGGTTCAAGGATCGCCTGAACGCCCTCCTCGAACGCCTCGCCCGCAAACCCTTTTACAACGCCTTTGAGTAGAGTGTTGCGCGTTGCAGACTTTGCCACTTCCTTGCCAAAAGACTTTGAAATGCTCTTTACGACGGCACCCGTGCCTGCGCCAATGGCAGCCGAAACGCCCTCAATAGCGCCCTCTGTTACGCCGACAAGCGCGCCATAGCCGAACTCTTTGCCCGTCAGCTCGCCCGTTTGGTCGTATGCCTCTTTTGTCGCACGCCCTGCCGCGCCCAAGCCTGCAATACTGCCCGCAATGAGCGTTGCAGCCACGGGAGACAAGGTACCGCCCGACGCAACCGTAATTGCGCCCGCTGCGGCGACACCTGCAATCGCGGGCAAACTCGTACCGATACCGCCCGCAACATCGCCGACAAACTGCCACCCCTCCGAGGGGTTAAACCATTCGTCTGCGTGATTGTAATTCACCCAATCGTTTGCTATCTGCTGTTCCGCCCAATCGTCTGCACCAAACAGCTTTGCAAGCCCGCCTGCGGCATAGTCCCAAATGCCCTCGATACCGCTCAAAAAGCCTAAACCTATCTTTTCAAACGCATACCCTATACCGCCGAGAAAGCCGCCTTGATTCTGTTCACGTTCTGCGGCAGCTTGTGCCGCCGCCTGCGCAGCGGCTTGTTCTGCCAATGCCCGTTCATACTCCCTTTGCTGTTCTTCCTGCTCGCGTTCATACCGCCTTTCTGCCGCGCGCTGCGAATAGAACTCCGCAAGGGACGTAGAGAGTCTTTTCGTCGTATCTGCCATATAAATACACCTCGAAATCTGTTATCCGAAGAACTTGTTGTAGAGCTTCGTGTAGTGGTCTCCGTAGCTGTTTTCACGCTTGCGCACAAGATAAACATTGCCGTCCTTTTTGTAGTAAATCTGACCGCGCAAACCGAAAATAGATCCGTCGGCAACATCGCGCGCAATGCTTGTTATCGCCGAATCTGTTACCTTGCCTCCCGACTTGACACGGTACTTGAAGCCGCTATTGTCGATCAGAGAGAAGTTGTTGCCAACATCGTCCATATCGGTAGAGCCGAATATCCACCAACCGCCGTCATTATTGAATCTGACATCATTTGTAACCACTTTGTAAAGGCTGTCGTAGGTTTTCTGCAACGCCTTTTTGTTCTCGTCGCTCGTCCACTCGTTATTGAGAATTTTATCAAGCTGCTTTTTCGCTTCGGACGCGGACATGGAGCCCGAATTGAAAAATGCGTCGGAGGTGTCGATTTGAGAGTTCCATTGCTCCTTTTGCTTGTCGTAGTCCTCCTCGCTGATTTGCCCGCTTTGGTGCAGGTCGTCGATTTTGTCCGTATCTTCGTTCGCCAAATCTCCGCTCTCGATAAGCTCTTTGCTGTACTGCGCCATAAGCTGATCGTACTGTTCCTGCGAAACAGAGCCCGTATTGAGTAGCGTTTCCAAATACGAGACATCGAGGTCTGCGCCATAATCGGAAATCATCTGCAACGCCTCCGTGTAAGACAAAGACTGCTGATCCGACTTGTACTTGTCCGCCGCCGCCTGCAACTGCGAAATCTGCGCCTCGTCGAGCCCGTACTGCGCGCCAAGAGAGGCGATCTGTTCGGAGGTGTACTCGCCCGTATTTGCCGAAGTAAGCAACGCGGCGTAATACTGCTTTTTCTGCTCCTCCTCGGCTTTTGCCTCCTCCGCTTTCTGTTGCTGATACTGCGCGAGCTTTTCGGCGTTCCCCTGCATATTCTCGGCGTAAGAGAGTTCTGCGTTGAGCTTGTCGGAGTTCGCCTGCTGTTCCGCCGCGAGCTTTGTAGCCTCCGCCTGCGCGTTTGCGTTCTGCGTCTCTGCTCTCTGCGTGGCGTAAGCCTGCTGATTGAGATAATCGCTGTACCCGCTGCCCGAAAGCCCCATAGCGGCGAGCTGTTCCGCGTTCGCTCCATAGGTGGCTTTGTTCTGCTCATAGCTTGACCTTGCGTCGATGACGGCGCGCTCACGCTCCGATTCCGCCTGTTGCAAGGCGTTCTGCTTGTTCTGCTCAATCTGCGCATTGAGCTTGTCGAGCTGTTCTTTGTAAAAGCCCTCCTGTTTGAGCAAGAACTCCTCGTATGTATCGACCTCTCCGCTGCCCGTCGTAGAGCCTCCTGTCGCGCCCGTGGAGCCCGCTGCGCCCGTTCCACCCGATGTATCGGGGGTGCTCTCCGTCGGCGTCTGCTGTTGCGCTGCGGCGGCGAGCTGCTGCCCGTAAGTCATCGGAGAAGTTTGCGGCTTGCTTCCGCTTGCTGTCGTCCTGTTGATCGTAGGCATTTTCTCCACGTTCAGGTTGCCGACAATAACTCCCTCGTCCGTAACGCCTCCGCTTGCACCGCCTTGTCCGATAATTCCCGTCATGTTTTTGAGGTTGTTTTGGTAGGTGAGATTCTGCGGAATCGTTACTGTCGGAGTGTTCCCGAGCGTTTTTTTCAGCACGTTCTCGTTTGCGGCAGTAAGCCCGCCGCTGTTGCCGCCGCCCGATAAAGTCGGGAGATTGACAATATTGTTTTGCTGCCCGCCGCCGAGATTTGCGCCGTATGAGGTATCAATTTTGGGAGTATTGCTTTTGGTGGAGCCGCCCCCGAAAAGTGATTTTTGCGTGAATTTACTGCTGACCGCCATTTGCCTGCCCTCCGTTATTTATTTGAGACATGAGGTATGCCTCATAAGCCGTCCTGTTCTGCTTTTCCTTGTCGAGGTCTTGCTGCGCAGCCTCCGCCTGCTGTTGTGCGAGCAGAAGCTCTTGCTGACGCGCGATCTCGTCTCTGATACGTTCGACGTTCTCATGCGCCCACGGATAATGCGCCTGCTCCATGTTCTGCCAAAAGATGAGAAGCGTCTGCGGGAGCTGCGGGTTGCCGTATGCGCCCTGCTGAAAGTTCTTTCTGTTCTCCTCCCATAAGAGCTCGCGTTGTTTATCAACGTCGATTGAGGCGTCTGCGGAGAACAGATACTCGTCGTTGTAGTACCACTCGCCCGCCTCGTCGCGTTCGATGAAGTCATAGCGGTTGAAAAGGCGGTTTTGCATACGTCCCTGCGCGTCCTTATACGTTGCAGGACGCGGCTCATCGGCGTATGCGAGATAATATTGAAAGATAATCTGATCTATCTCGGCATACGCGGCGTTTTTCATCTGCCGCTTGCTGTCAAGACGCCCCGCCGCCTGCTGAACCTGAATCTGCTTTGCCTTGCCGCTCTGCGCGCTTGAATCGTACTGCCCCTGAAAGCTGTCCGTGATACCGAGAATGCGCTTTGCCTGATCGTAGAGCCGCTCTGCCTGCGCGATGTCGCGGGAAATATCGACCTGCAAATCGAGCTTGCCGAACAGTTTGAAATTGCTCTGATTTGCGCGGAAAACCTTTTTGAAAATGGAGTTGTCGTACTCTATCGGCGCATTCTCGGGCGCAATGGGATAAACGCCTGCGCCGAGGAGCTTTTCGTTGATACGGCTCTCAATCTTGTTGATCGCCTGTTGCTGCGGGCGTATGAACTCGCAGTCCGACTGTCCGAGCAGGCTGTCCTCCTCCGAGGTATTCTTGCGAATGACGATAGGCAAGATGTTCGGCGTATAGAACGGCAGCTTTGTCGGCTGCATTTTCGGCACCTGCACGTCCACAAGCAGAGGCATGAGCATACCGCTCGAATCATCGAAAATCGGCTGTCCTGTCTCGTCCACCGCCTGTTGTTTGACGGTCTCCATGACGACCTGCCCGTCCTTGATGACCTCGCATTCCGCAGGAATTATGGTGCCGTCGGAACGCTGAATATCTCGCACGATCTCCTCGTAGTCCTCGTCTTGTAGCTCGTAATCGGGCTTTTCGCAGGTACAGAGCTCTTTGCGCTTGCCGCACTTCGTGCAGATATACCGCTTGCGGGCAAAATAGTCCTCGATGTCCGAGAGCTCCGTGTCGCCCGACCAAATGTACTGACAAACCTTGTCTTGATCGTTCTTGTAATAGCAGATATACAGCGTTGCGGTCTTATCGTCCGCGTTATCGTCGTTCTCCGCCTCGTCTGCGACGTCAAACGTAACGCCGTACTTGCGCACGATCTCCTCTTTCGTCGTCTCAAACTGAATGAAGCAATACTCCATGTCCTTGATGTCGTAAATGCTCGGCTGCCCTGTAAACCTCTGCGGCGAAAGGCAGCTTATACGAACGTCGCCCACCGTGTTATGCGTGGTGATTGAGTTGTCCCACTCGATGAGCCACACGGAGCCGCCGTAGATCGGGTTGAAACGCTCGTCCATGTCGTTGAGCTTTTCAAACGGGAGCTCGTTGCGCTTGTTTCGGAGCAGGGTTTCAACGCTCTTTGCGTTCCGCTCGTTCTGCTCGCTCCACATTTTCGGCGATACGGACGGATTCGGCAGATAGCTCGTTACCTGACTTTCCACAAGCTCATAGGTTACGTTGCGCACCTGCGAAGCGTCCACCTCGGAGCCGTCGATTTTCGGGCTGCCTTTGTACTGTTCGAGGTGCTGTTTGAGCTTTTCGTAAAGCACGTCAGAATTTGCGCGTGCGTCGTCGTACAAGTCCTTGAAAAAGGACAGTTTTGTGTTTCCGTTCAAATCAATTTTCATAGCAATGGCTCTCCATACCGTTTAATGATTATCTGCCGTTCCTCCTCGCTCGCGTTCAGGTAGTCCTCCATGATGTCGGGGCGGTACTTGACCTTTTTCGGAGCTTTCGGCTGCGGCGGCTGCGTCCAATAGATTGCGAAGTAACGCAGGGCGTCGGGCGCGTGCGTGAGTTCGTGCGGCTCTTTTGCCGCGTCCTCGGGATCCTTTTCGTCGATGAGGAGCTGCGGCAGCGTTCGTATGAGGTTTGTACAGGTGCGGAATATCTTTAACCGCGTATAGGTCTCTCCGTTCGGTGCGACACGCTCTTTGAGTAGCTCTTTGATAGCAAGCCAACCCGCATGGCGGTCATTGTTCGACCTCACAAGTTCAAGCCCGTTCTCCTCAAACAACAATGCCCTGCTCTTGCCCGTCTCCTGCGAGCGATTCCACAAGTCGGGAGGCGCGAGCCGCAGTTTCGGCTTATACCAAGTCTCCACGCTCCCGTCCTCATTCTCTCGCAGCTCTGCAAGTTTGACCTTTGCCGCCGCGTCCGAGATGATAAGCCCGCTTTGGTATATCTCGTGGAATACATAGGCGATATTGTCGTTGCTGATTGCCACCTTGTAATGCGCGAACATATCGAGCCCGTAGTCCAACGTGTTGTAAATCGTCCAATCTTCGGGGATTCGGAACGGCTCGCAGGTGTGCTTACTGTAATCGAACTCGGGGAAGTAGCTGCCTCCGAGGTTAGAGAGAGCCTCCTCCGCCGTGCGCGGGTACTCCTGCTTAACCATGACGCCCAAATCTTTGGCTGTTCTTTCGTACCACTCCTGCGTTCTGCGAGGATCAGAAAACACAGAGAGGAATATCTTGTGAAAGGCGTTGTCCTCTATCCACAGGCTCTCAAAGAGCGTGCCCTTTTTGATTGTGGATAAGCCGATGACTTTACCGCCCGTCGGTCTGTTGATTGTCGGGTACGCCGATGTCCAAATCTCCTCTGCGTACTCCTGAAATGCCCACTCGTCGAGCAGTAGAATGTTACCCGTAAAGGAACGACCTGCCGACGGCGACGAGGGGAAGGCTTTGAACGTCGAGACGAGCTTGCCGCTCATATCCGTTATGAGCACCGATGTAGCCGTCGCGCGCCACACCAAGCCGCCCGCCCGTAAAATCTCGGGCTGATTATCGAGAATGACGCTCATACGGCGTACAAGCTCTTTTGCGTCGTCCTCTGTCTTTGAGAGAGCGACGACCGTATGCCCGAGATTGAACACGAGGTCATGCGTGCAGTAGTAAAGCGCGATCCACGTTATGCCCATTTGTCGGGCTTTGAGTATCAGGTTAAGGCGGTGCGTATCGAAGTCGCGGAGCGTCTGATTCTGCGCCTCCCACCCCCTGAAAGGAATGATGATCTCGGGAGAGTCTTTGTCCTCGATGACGCAGTAATTGTTCGCCCAATAAACGACGTCGTTACGGCAATACTCAAACTCTGCCCGCATGATGTCCCGTATGTAGTCGTTGTAATTGACGGCGGCGGCTTTACTCTTTCTTTTCCCCGTCATGGAGCCGCCTCTCCACCCGCTCGATGAGCGCGCGCGTCTTGTCGTCCAAGCCTACGCCCGAGACGTTCGTCTCAACCTCCTGCTTGTCTTTCTGATTGTGATTGTTCACCGCCTCGAACTTCGCATAGATCGGGTTGTACAGCCCGCGCAGGGCGTTTGACGTGAGTTTGCCGAGCTGTATTTCTTTCGCGCGTGCATAGCAGTCCTTAAATCGGGGGTGCTGTTCACACCAATTTTTCAGCGTCCCCGTCGTTACGCCGATACTCGCCGCAAACAGCTCGAACGTCGGATAAGCCGCAGGCAGCATGATCGGCGTCCTTGAAACCACCTCGCCCTTTGCGTTGTACACCTCTTTGTACTGAATATCGACGTCGGGCTGATTGAAGAACTCCATGAGTTTGTCGCAGTATTCCTCTTTGTACTTGCACGCCGCCTCATTCTCTTTCTGAAAGCGCGTCTCCTCTCCGATTTTATTGCCCTTGACGAATTGACCTTTGGTATTCCTCTTTTTCGTCCCTGCGGGCTTTTTTGTCTGACTCATTCTGTCTATCCTCCGATAAAAAACAAAATGAGCCCTGTTACTCCGTTTCGGAATAAAAGGGCTCTAACCTCAAAGGGTATTCGGCACATTATCTACTTACTATCTTACCACACACTTTTACGCTTTTAGTCGCAATTTATTATGCTTCGGCGTGGCTTTGCTCGGTGTCCTATATACTTGTATATAACTACTTACATTTCTGCTTTACATGAGTATTATATACAGAGTATATATATAAACTATACGAGCGCAAGATTTTTTGCGATGTCGTAGATAAGTTTCTTTTTTCGCTTGTAGTATGTATTCTTTGATATGCAGTAGGAGGCGGGCGAAAAGTCGTAGCCGCGCCTGTTCTGAATGTCTCGCAGCATATCCATTCTGATACCGACCTCGATTTCCTCCAAAGCGGCGTCAATGATTGCATTGAGCTCCACATATCGCGCCAAAACCGCGCCTGTAACATTGCCGTACTTTATCGCCCGTTCTCTGCGGGTGTAGTCGGCGCATACCGTCTTGACGATCTCGACGACCGATGACGGCAACTCGAATTGAAAATACAATTTCGGTTTTGGCATAAGCCTGTTTCCTCCATTCTGCCGATAGTCTTAATCGGCGTTGTTGAACCTGTTTTCCCTTTTGGTCGCCAAGTTCATAGCTGCTTTGACCGCCTCGACGTCGATCATAGCTTTTGCCGCCTCTATGGTCTCAAACGTCTTGTCGGTGATCTCCTGCTCGCTCTTGTTGAGCCGCCTGCCGACGGGCAGGACGGCGGAATTGCGGACAAACGCGAAGATTTGCAGGCGGAGCATTTTGTTCTCCTCTCGTGCCTTGTCGAGCGCGTCCGCAAGCTGCCTGTTCGCCGCTGCCGCGAGGCGGTATTCCTGCTTGTAGGTTTCAAGCTCGCGGAGCGGCGCGTCGTCCACGCTTTGACTTGCCGCAGGCTCTGCCTTTTTGCAGGCTTTGCCCGACGCCATGCGCCTGATAGACACCTCCTGTCCCCACTTGTCAATGCGGCTCTTTTTCAGCTCGCAAAGACCGTGGCGGGAGGCTCCGTCGGCGATATAGTGTTTGCAGTCCTTGCAGGTCTTGACCTCATCGCTCATTCTTCCACCTCGACTTTGAGCTCGCCGCCTCCCTCCGCGAGGTCTTTGATAGCCTCGCCAAAGCACATTTTCAGCGCGACTTTGAGCTCCTCCGCGGTCTCCAACCCGAACTCATTAAGCAAGTTTTCGCAATGCTCGTCAGCAAAAGTCAATGAAATTTTTACTTTCATATCCTCTCCCCCGCTCCGTTCACGCAGAAGTTTTCCCACTTTTTGTAGGCGTCCACATAGCACCGCTTTTTGTCGCCGTCATAGGTGAGCTCATAGTACATACCGTCTTTGAGCGTCGTGCTTGCGAGAGCCTTGTTGTTCTGCAAAACCTTGACCTGCCACACGATGTACACGTCGTCCTCGCTGTCGGGCTCTATTTTCAGAAACTCGCAAGCCTCCAAAAATGCAGGGTGTTCCTTTTCAATTCCGCCCGTGAGCATTGCCACAAAGCCGTTGAACGTCTCGCCCTCTCGTGCGGGATCGGGGCGCATTTGTCCGTCTATCTCAATGAGCGGGCACCACGTTTTTATCTCGGGCACGTTCTCCATGAAGATGACGCGCGGCGCAACGCTCGACATAGCCCACCGTAACACCACCCACGACAGCCCGCGTATTTTCTTATCGACGGGCTTGCCGCCTTTGGCGCGGGAGAAGTGCTTACAGTCGGGCGAAAACCACGCGATACCGACCGCGCGCCCGCCCGTAACCCGTTCGGGATCAATGGCGAACACGTCCTCCTGAAAGTGGCGTGTGTACGGGTGATTGACCTTGTGCATGGCGATTGCGTCCGCGTCGTGATTGACTGCTATATCGACGGGATAGCCAAGCGCAAGCTCCATGCCCGTGCTCGCTCCTCCGCCGCCCGCAAAGTTATCCACGACAAGCTCTCTGAACAGGTTATCCTGAAACATTTTTATCCTCCGTTTTCTCCTCGCGCTCGTATTTCTCGGCGTCGAAGTATCTGCAACCCTCGTGGTCGTCTCGGCACCGTTCAGGGCACCTCTTTTTCTTACAGAATGCGCAGCAGAGCTCTCTGTCCTCGCATGAGTTCGGGATCAGGCATTTCATGCTTTTTCCTCCGATAAACGTCTTTTCAAATAATCGTTTGACGCTTCAAGCGTGGCGATTTTTGTTTTTAGTCTCTTGATACGCTTTTCATAGCGATTGATGAGCTTGCCCCACTCGCAGCTTTCACAGCTCCCATAATCGAGACACAGGCTCCCTTTATACGGACATTTTCTGTTTTTCATGTTTTTCCTCCTCGTAAATTCGGCACTTTTCGCAGAATGCCTCATACCGCTTTCGCGTTCCCTCCGACATGAGCTCCACTCGCCCGTAGTAGATAGAGAACGTCCGCGCCTCTTTCATCAGTTCTTTCTTCGTGTAAGTCAGCTTTTTCATGCGCGTTACCTCTCTGCCGCTGCTACCGCGCGCAACAGCGCGCGGCGCACGGCGTTCTGTTATCCCAAAATCACGACGTTATCCGCCTTGATTTCATCGGCGAGAGTATGCTCAAAAAACGACCTGATTTGCTGTTTCGCCTTAATTTTCCACGCCCCGCCGTCCGCTTCATACAGGGCAAACGAATTGCCGTCGCTGATACGGAACAGGAACTCCGACTCGGGCTGTTCCACCTCGATAAAGGTACGGAACGGCGCAAGCTTGATGATAGGCGAGATTTTGACGTCGGAGGCGAGCATTGCTCCCTGCTTTGCCACCACCTGCTGCGTGATACCGTCGTCGGACGTTTCGACCGACTCGATGTTTGAAACCTTTTTGAGGAGCTGCAAAAGGTTTGCCGTGTGCTCCGTCTGAATGAACAGCGAACGGATCGCAATCACGAAACGCTCATAGTCATAGCCATTGCCGAAACGGAATCTGTTGCCCTCCGCGACTGCGCTGTACGGCTTTTCCCTGTCTTTCTCGCCGTCAAGCGAAGTGATGACCGACACGCACGCCTCCGACTCGATGTTGATGTAGATAGGCAGAACAAACCGCTGCATTTCCCTCTTGACGATTTCCACGATAGACGAGAGATCGGAAAACCTGATCTCTGCCGCGATGTCCTTGCGGGGCTCGATTTCGACGAGGCTTTTTGTCGCAAACGTGCGACCGTTGCTCTCGATGACCTGCACCTTGTTCTCCTTGACGATACGCTCGATGTCGTTTACGATGTTGTTGTTTTCCATTGCCTTATTCCTCCGATTTTTTGATTTTGACGATGTGGGTTTCATGGACTTCGCCGAAGATGTCGGCTTGTCCGTCGATGTAGCCGCAGCCGCTCTCAACGAGCTGATAGCTGTTGTCTATCAGAGCCATTGCCATTTGCGAATGTACGGCATTCGTGGGGCGGAGCTGCTTCTTGACGGTGGTCTTGATGTTCACCGTCGTTCTGTTGTTGACGGGCGTCAGGCAGAGCTCAACGGTGAGCTTACGCGGCTTCTCGTCCGTGTTCGGGTTTTGAATGTTCTCGATGACCTTTACGAGCTCATAATTGATACGCTCGATTGCGGCGGCGTTTGCGAACTCCAAAACGCTTGTTACTTCTTTCATGCTGTTTGTCCTCCATATTTTTGTTTTATGCGTCAGAACGGAATGTCCCCGTCGTCGTCAAACGCCTCTAATTGCGGTTTTGCGCCCCGTCTCCTCGGGGCAGGCTCATCGTACTGCCCGTCGTCGTCTCGGGCTCTCTGCGTCAGAAACTCGACGTCCTGCGCCACGATGTCAACGGCGGTGCGCTTTACGCCCTCCCTGTCCTCGTAGTTGCGCATTTGAATACTTCCGACCACCGCGACCTTGTGCCCTTTCTTACAGTACCTTGCGACGTTCTCGCCCGTACCGCGCCATGCGGTTACTTGGAAAAAGTCCGTCTCCCGTTCCCCGTCCGACGAGGAATACTGTCTGTTTACGGCGAGCCCGAATCGGCACACGGCTATTCCGCTGTTCGTCTCCGAGAGTTCGGGATCGCGCGTCAGATTGCCGATAAGGATAACTTTATTCATCGTCCGTTACCTCCTCGATCCTGTTGACCGACACCTCATACGCCGTCTTTTCGACGACGCCTTGTTCGGTCTGCTTCTGATACACGCGCGATTGCAGCCGTCCTTTGATTCTGACGCGCGCACCGACGTCAAGACGTGCGATGTATCGCGCCGTTCTGCCCCATACAATGAGCGGAACATAGTCCGACCGCTGCCGATCCCTGTTGACCGCGAGCAGCACGTCGCAGATGTCTCGTCCGAGCGGCGTTGTGCGGTGCACGGGAGGTTTGCAGAAAAAGCCCGTGAGCTCGACCTCGTTTTCGTTCCCTTTGTACTCCGACACTTCCAAAGGGAAAAATACGACGATGAGCCTGCTTTTGCCGTCCACCATTTTGTTGTAGGTGCGCACCTGCCCGACAAGGCAGAGCTCGTCCCCGACGTTCACCTCGTCGCAAAGGACGACGGGCATATTGACGGGTATCAAGTCCTCCGCACCGCTCATTCGCCTCACGGACAAATCGAACGCATAGAACAGTTCCCCGCAGCAGTCGTACCTTTTCGGCTCCGTTGCAACCATGCCCGCAACCGTTGCGGCATTGTTTTCGTTTTTCATGTTTCCTCCGTTATGCCCCGTTCATCTTTGCCGCGTTATACAGCGCAGACACGAGGTAATTTTGCTTGTTTTTTATTTCGCCGCTTGCGGCTTTTTCGTCCACTTCGATTATCAAGTTATAGAGAGCCCACCGCTTCTCGTCGCTTGTGAAAAAGTCAACTACTGCCTGCATGACCTCCAACGTCCCGACGGTCTGCCCGTTGATTTTTTGCTGACGCTTTCCCTTGATGAGCTCAAACAGGCTCGTAAGCCTCGGTTTGAGAATGGCGGGAGGCGAGGAAAAGAGATCAAATGCGCTCGTTCCCTTTTCTTTGAGTTCTTCCTCCCACATATCGCAGCGCATAGTTATCTGATCCGTGTAGAACTCGACGCCGCTCTCAAAGTTCTCGTCTGCCGCACGCGACCTCTCCTCTGCTTCGTCGTCGGGAAGAACGGGAACGGGCAGCGGCTCGGGTTTTTGCTCCTCGGGCGGCGGGCTGTTGTCCCACCTGTCTCTCGCCGCTTTTTGTCGGGCGGCGGAAATCTCTGCGCGCTTTTTGATGTTACGCAAAACCCGCTCCGAACAGATTTTCCCTTTTTTCACGGTGAACAGATCGTAGTTATGCGTTATTGCGTAGCACAGCTCGGGCTCGACTTGCAGATCGTAGGCGATGTTGTCGAGGTCTTTCTCCATTATGTAGCCGCCCTCCTCGTGTAAAATCTCGACAAAACACCAATAGAAGCCAAGCCCTTGCAAGCCGAAGTCTTTGCGTATGCCTCTTAAACTCAACCTCGCACCGTAATCGTGTGGGAAATATTCTTTTGACATTGTGTACCTCCCTATCAGTACGCGGAGATTGATACCTTGACTTTCGGCTCCCTTGCGTACTTTTTTACGACGGTGAGCTCAATCACCTGCGTATCGTCGCAATAGGCGATATTGTTGAGCGCGTCGCAGATGATTTTTGCTATGTTGTCTGCGTCAGGCTTTTTCTGCGGGTGTATGGCACCCGCAGCCGCCTCCTCTGCCCGTTTCTTTGAAAACGACTTCGGGATAGGAAAATGAGCCTCTATCCGAACTCTCACGGGCTTGTCGAACAGGTCATAGTCCGTCGGTTTATTCAGCCTGAACATCAGCCGCACCATGTTTTCGTACTCGACGTCCGCGTCAACCTTTATCGCCTGCGCAAAGCCGTTGATTGTCGAAAACCTCGGTCTCCTTTTGCCGACGGGCGCACCCGCTATCTCAAACTCCATTGTCAACCCTCTGCGCCGTCTGTATCGCCGAAGAAGTCAAACTCGCCTTGTTCCTCGGGCGTCGGCTGTTCTGCCGCAGGAGCCCCCGTTTCCGCCGCCTGCGCGGGCTCTGCGAACGCTGCCTCGTCGTACTCGACGTATTCGGGCACGCCGCCCTCTTTGATGACGGCATTGTCGCGGACAAATGCATCCTGCATTTCGATAGACATGACGCCCCATTGAGAGATCAGATGACGGAGCAACGTCTTGAACGCCATTTCGTCAAAGTTCTTGTACCAAAACGAGCTGTATTTGTAGAGCTCATTCTTCGGAATTTTGCCGTTGACGTAATCGTCGTACTTGTCTGCATGGAACGCGGGAGAGTATGTATCGGCGTGCTTGATCATCTTCGCTTTCGTCCAATAGACCTGCTTGCGGAAGCCGTTGAGTAGCTCGAAGTACGCCATGTAGCCCACCGTCGGCAGCGCGTCGCGCTCGTCGTCGTTTTCGATGAACTCAAACATCTGCTTGCCCGTGAGCTTGTCCCTGCCCTTGTACTCGCCCTCTTTGATTTCGAGCACGTCGATGTCGAGATACTGCCCCGAACGCATAGCGAGCTGTTTGTAGCCCTTTGCGCCGAGCACAAACTGCGCGTTTGTCTCAATGACGTTGCCCTGCCTGTCGCGCTTATCGAACGGGACAAGGTAATACTGCCCGAGCTGCGGCGACGGGGAAAGCCCGAGGCTTTCGCCCAAAAGCGCGCCCGAGAGGATAGACCTCTGCGTGCACTTCTCCAACGCGGGGTTTGTGCTGACCGCCGAGATAATACTCGCGGTAAACCGCTGCGCGTTCTTTCCGACCGCCTGCGAAACGAGCCCCTTGATCTGCTCCTGATTCATGAAAACCGAGAACTTCGGTTGATTGCTCGAAAGCTGCCTCTGATTCGTCGTTGCTACTGCGTTGCTCATGATATGACCTCCTTAAATTGCCGAAAATTTGATCTTGTTCTCTTTGAGGAACCGCTGCAACGCTTTGAGCTGCTCAACGGTGCCCTCCACCTGAAACCGCACGACCTGCATTTTGGGCGCAGGTGCGGCAACTTCTGCCTGCTCCTGCGGCGTTTCCTGCGCGGCTTTTGCCGCCGCCTCTGCCGCCGCCTGTTCCTGCCTTGCTTTCATCTCCGCGACGCGGGCACGCTCTGCTTTGAGCCTTGCGTCCTCCATAAGCGCGGCGGAGAGGTCGAGGGTGCGGAAGTAAAACGCCTTGACGAGCTCCTCGTCCTCCGACTGCAACGCCTCGATTGCCACGAGAGCGTTGCGGGCGTTCTCGAATACGGCGTCGATGTCCGCCCTGACAGACTTCATCGTCGTGGAGGCGTTCAGCCACTTCGGGTTGTGTATGCGCTCGTAAGGAATGAGCCCCGAAAAGTCTCCGACGGTCGCCTTGAAGTATTCGATGATCTCGTTCTGCTTTTCCTGCTGCTTGCGCTCCTCGAACGCCTTGACCTGCGCGTCGATTTCCGCGACGGTGCCTTTGACCTTTTGCAGCACCTCGTCCACCTCGCCCTTGAACTTCTCATACGGGGCGTTATAGATCTTGCCGATTCTGATACGCTCGTCGTTGAGAGCCTTGCAGAATGCGTTGAGCTGCGCCCTGTCCGCTTTCGCCGTGGCGATTTGAGAATCGTCGTAGGTTACGCCCTTATACTGTTCGAGCGTTGCCTCCACCCTTGCGAGCAGCTCCGCGTTGTTCCACGCGATCATCTTCGGAATAAGCTCCTCGACGGGACTTTTCAGAATGAGTGCCAATTCGTTTGCCATAAGTTTGTCCTCCAAAAATTTTGATTTTTGTTACTCTTTGTAAATCGGGGGTAGGAGCAGCGGCGGTCTTTGTTTCCGCTCAACATAGCCCCAAAACTCTTTTTCTCTCGTGTAGAGGAATTTCATGTCCTCCATGAGAGCCCTGCGCAGGAACGGGTAATGCCTCGTGATAAACTCTGTCTGCTCGTTCCTGCCTGTCTGCTTGATTTGTACTTTCAGCCACGCGAACGTCCAACCGAGCGTAACGAAGTAGTGTAACACCTGCGCGTAGTAATACTCGGGAACGTGCCCGTCCCACTTTTGCAACGCGGCGGCGGAGTGTATCTCCGTGGTCTTTATCTCGATAAACCCGCGCGCCTTTGTCTCGATTTCCGTAAGCTCTCCGTCAAGCGAGGCGAACATAAACCCTCTGCGGTACACCGTCTGCTTATCCTGACGCACCTTGTACTGCGGATAGTCGAGCGCAAACAGCTTGACGAGCATATCCTCCGCCCTTGTTCCGTACTGCACCTGCGGTTTGTCGGAGATGTCCTCGGGCTCGCGGAGCCCCACTTTCTCCTCCCAAACCTCAATGTTTGACTTGAACGGGGACAGTCCGAGGATCGCCGCCGCGTCCGATCCGCCTATTCCCGTCTTGCGGAACGCCTGCCACTCGGGAGAACCGTGTTTCAACCTGATCTTTTCAAGTGCCATACAGCCCTCCCGAGACAAGAGAAAGAGCCTACCCGAACGGCGAAAAGCCTGCGCTCCGTCCCGCCGTTTCCGACGAGCTCGGGCGCAAAGATATTCGCCACAGATAAGCTCTTTGTGCGTTTGAAGTTTCTCATGATCTCTGTCTCCTTTTGTTTGTTGTGTTCGCCGTCAATCGTCAAATGCGCCCGCGGCGGTGCGTTCGTCCATGCCGCTGTTGAGGCAGGTTACATACCTCTGCATTTGCCTTTCGGCGACAAGCTCCTGTACTCTATCCCACTCTTTGCGGGTTACGCGCCCGCTCCGCATTTTCCCGAGCAGCTCCTCTACCTCGTCGATCCTCGCCTCTATCTCATCGGCTTCATCTCCGAGCTTTCGGCTCAACTCTCGGTCTTTCTTGGCGAACGCCTCACAAGCACGCTCATAAGCCTCGTCGCGCTCGTTCATGAGTTTCGTCCTCATGCTGTCGAGATTGAAAAGTGCGCTTTCCACCTGCTTAAACGAGATTGTTTTCATTTGTGTTCCCTCCTGTCAGACCGTAGCGATGTACAGCTTCACGACGCCGTTTATGCGCGTAAGCGCAAACCTCTTGACGTCAACCTGCGGGACGCCCGACTCCGCAATATGCGTCTCGAACTCCTCGCGGCTCATTCTGCGCCCGTCGATGATGATCTCCGACGGTGTGCCAAACACTTTTTCGCTTGCCATTTGTATGTCCTCCTTATTTTGCTTTCGCGTATTCTCTGAACTCTTCCTCGCGGGCTGCGCGCAGCTCCGTAACGGTGCCGTCTTTCAGCTCGGGAGAATCTGCCTGCACTTTGCGGCGAGCCCTTGTAATGCTCTCCATTTGCCGCAGGCTTCCGTCTGCCGCAAGCTCCGCAAACGACCTTGATGTGTCGATCCCCATGCGCTCGAAACAGCCCATGAGGAGAGCCGTGTCGCTCTTTCTTGCCGCCTCGTTCTCCGTGAGCTCCGCGCGGACGATTGATTCCAACCTTTTCAAGCGTTTCAT